CTTCTCGGGACCAATAACTCAGAGGCGAACACAGACAGGAAGGCAACTACGTCGTAGGCATCTTGATGTTTATGCGAATCGCTTTCGTTCCGCTACAGGAAAGCAGTTCAAAAAAGCAGAATATAACCCGATGAACGTTCTGACTGCTAACATGATTTCAAATAGAAATCGAGCAGAAAGATACACAGACTTTGATCAGATGGAGTACACACCGGAGATCGCTTCATCTTTGGATATTTATGCTGATGAAATGACAACTCACTCATCTTTACAGCCAATGCTGAGAATTAAGTGCCCTAACGAAGAAATAAAATCTATTTTGCACTCTCTTTATCACAACATTTTAAATATTGAACATAATTTGTTTGGCTGGTCTCGTACAATGTGTAAGTACGGAGACCTCTTTTTATATCTCGATATTGACGAGCAAATTGGAATACGTTCAGTCATCGGCATTCCTCAACAAGAAGTAGAAAGACTTGAGGGAGAGGACGAGACAAACCCAAATTATGTTCAGTTCCAGTGGAACACCGCTGGTTTAACACTTGAAAACTGGCAGGTGGCGCACTTTAGGGTCCTTGGTAATGATAAGCATGCACCTTATGGAACTTCTGCGTTGGAGCCAGCCCGAAGAATCTGGAGACAGTTGACCCTCTTAGAAGATGCGATGATGGCTTATCGTATCGTCCGTTCGCCTGAACGAAGAGTGTTTTACATCGATGTAGGCTCAATCGCACCGCAAGACGTTGAGCAATATATGCAAAAAGTCATGACTCAAATGAAGAGACATCAGGTTGTTGATCCCACCACAGGCAAGGTTGATCTTCGCTATAACCCGTTGTCTGTTGAGGAAGACTATTATATTCCCGTTAGGGGAACATCCAACACCAAGATTGATAATCTTGCTGGTGGTCAGTTCACGGGCACGGTGGAAGATGTAAAATACTTAAGAGACAAATTGTTCTCCGCTCTTAAAGTACCACAATCCTACCTGTCAATGGGAGAAGGCGCAGGCGAAGACAAAACAACATTGGCCCAAAAAGATATTCGCTTCGCCAGAACTATCCAGAGACTACAAAGAGTGGTAATCTCTGAGCTTGAAAAGATTGGAATCATTCATCTTTATACTCTCGGCTTTAGAGATGATGATTTATTGTCATTTAAGTTATTTTTAAACAACCCTAGTAAGATTGCTGAACTGCAAGAATTGGAACATTGGGATAAAAGATTTGCCGTCGCTTCTAACGCTACAGATGGATTCTTTAGTAAGCGGTGGGTCGCAGAGCACATATTCGGCCTGTCAGAGGAAGAATTTATTCGCAATCAAAGAGAAATGTTCTTCGATAAGAATTTGGCTGGACAACTTGAAGGTGCAGCGCAGCCCGAAGGCATGGGCGGTGGATCGCCATTTTCTGACCCCGGCGCTGGTGCGGATGATCCTAAACCGCCATCCGACGCAGGCGGTGACGATAAGCCATCTGAGCCCAAGGCACCAGAGGACAACAAGGAAGAAGAAAATATATTATTGGCCGAGCCCTCTCCTGGAAATCGCCCAGATTACATGAGCAGAGGCCCCTATGATGTAAAAAAGAAAACAGGAAAACGTGGAGGAAGAACGAGGAGCATCAATAAGCAAGTTGCTCCCGAGTCAGTAATTGGCAACACGACGCGTTCCATATGGAAAGGTAAGAGCGGTTTTGGCGGCTTAGACTCAATAGCCAAGGGAATAACCGAAGCCAAAACAAGTCCGGACGTTCTTGAGGAACAGAAACTATTTAATATTAGTGCGGAGGTTACGAATCTCTTAAATAGTTTACAAAAGACGGAGACAAATGATGAAAGTGAGACACAATAAGAAAAGAAATACCGCTTTTCTTTACGAATCATTAATCAAAGAATTAACGAAATCAATAGTTAGAAATCAAACCGAAACAAAGCAAAAAGTTATTAATATTCTAAAAGAGTACTTTGGAAAAGATTCAATTTTGAAAAAAGATTTAGATCTTTATAATACGCTTTTAGAGTCGAAAGGCCTTAACGAAAGCTTTGGTAAAAGGTTAATTATCGAGGTTAAAAAAGACCACGACTCATTGGACCGCAAGGCAGTGTTTAATTCTCAAACAAATTTGATCAAGCTGATCAACGAGACACTATCCAATGAAGTTTTCGCAAATTTTCTTTCTAACTATAAGAATATTGCCACAATTGGGCAGTTTTTCCAATCCAAGAGTCTTGATGCTACCCGAAGGCTTATGCTTGAAGATCGTATCATTTCTTTATTAACTGCCAATAGAATCAATGAGCAAAAGGAAATTAAGCACATTGATAAACTCACATATAATACGTTTGTCAACAAATTCAATGAGTCCTACAAAAACACTCTCCGAGACGAACAAAAAAGTTTATTAACTAATTTTATAACTTCATTTTCGGATAATGGACTCGGACTCAAGTGCTTTATGAATGAAGAGGTTGGTCGTTTAAAAAGCGCTCTTGAAAATACGCTTGCTGACGAGGTCATAAGAGAAAACAAAGAGTATTCCAATAACCTTGACAGAGTCGTTCAAAAACTTGATTCCTTCAAGGATACCCCAATTAACGAAGAAATGGTCCGAAGTTTGTTCTATATTCAGGACCTTGTAGCAGAGGTCACTAAATAATGTCGGTCAAAGTTAAGATCGGCGCTGCTGCCAAAGAGGCCCAGCCCGACATCAAATTATCCATTAAGGAAAAAAATACAAAAAATTATAACCTTCATTTAAGGAAAGCTTTGAATGGGGACTTAATGATATTTGATCACACCGATATTGATATTGTTGTAATGCTTCAAGAAAAGAAGGTTGTTGCTTTTGCAAAGGACATCATGTCCGAAGTTGTTTATGGGGCTGAGGATCGTCTATTTAGCCATCTTCGCAAAAAAGGAATTATAAAGTACGATTCCATTAGGGGAGGCAATGTCTATGGGTCCCTTGAGGGCCAGATTCACGATTCGCAAGATCTTGATGAGATTAAGGCCACATTGATTCAAATAGCTGAGTGGATGGAGAGCGAGAAGCCTTACTTTGAGGCCACCCGAGCCCACGATGAAATGATCGACGACTATTTGGTTAATCCTTCTGATGAGGAGACAACTGAATTGGGTGAGGTTCCTCATGAAGAGGAGAAGGGTTCAATCCTTCAACACAACCTGTTTGCTCCTTATTTATATGGTAGATATACTTATTAACGCATTCACCCAACTATGTCGAGTAAAACGAGAAAAATAACTAATTAATAATATAATTTGGAGAAAGATATGGCTAATAATGTTTATACTGTCGGACTAAATAATGTCGGGTCCTATCAGGTGTCAGGAATACCTTATATAACAGGGTCTACAAGTCTAGCACCTGGGCACGAGGACACCATTACATTTCCATATGTTGCAAGGTCAGTTACTGTCATTAACCATACTAGTGATTTAATACGGGTGCATTTTAATTCAACAAGCTCCGCTGGGAGAGTAGTAGCCGGACTACACTTTGTGGAACTAGACTCTGATGAAGACTCTTACACATTTAATGTTAAGTGCTCAGAGATTTATATCTCTTGTGTTGCTGGAGGATCCAATCGTCAATATCGAGTCGTCGCAGAACTGACCAATATACCAGTTGGTAGAATGTATACTCTCACTGGTTCTGGCTTAACAGATTAGGAGAATAATAAAATGGGTTTCAATAAAGGAAGTGGCTTTGGTTCCGGAGGCGGCGGCGGTGGTGGTGGTGGCGTCGTTGAAACATATAACAATTCGGGCGATAACAGGGTTTTAACATCTGTTAACTCAACAACTATTAATGGCGAGACAAATCTCACGTTCAATGGCAGCACCAATGTTCTATCAGTGACTGGACAAGTTACTGCTTCTGTAGGTCTCTCTGGTTCCTCTGGTCAATTTGGCTCGTTAATTGTTGGCGGATCGGCATACGCTTCTGGGCTTTTTACGGATGCGACAGCATTTACAGCATCGACTAGA